CTAAGTAATCCTTAGTTGCTGTATCTAATCTACGAAACTTTGACTTAGCTTTATTAAAATCTGTTTTAATTAAATCAGCTATTGTAAAATAAGCTTTCGCATCACTGCCTTGTAATTTAATAAAATCTTTATCTGGATTACGAGCTTCTTTTTCTTTATCTACTTCTTTTTGTAATTTAGTTGCAACCTGTCTGAATACATTAGATGCTGAGCCTGCATTAAAATTATCTTTAGCTTTTTTAATGGCTTCTTTATCCTGGAGTCTTTTCTTCTCTTGTTTATCTAAGTGCTTTAACATAGCATCATATTTACCACCCTTATCATTCTTACCTTCATTTATAATCTCATCAGATTTATCAGTAAATTGTTCGAATGTTTTTACATATTTCATATGAAATGACTTATTTTTTATGCCCAACATACGGGACTTTTATTATATATCTGAATTAAGCAGCAAACTTTAGCTTCTTAACTATATAAGGGAATTGTTGGTCAGCATATATAACCTGGCGTTCAATACCATGCTTATATAGTTTGTTTTTCCAGTTACCCCAAGTAAAATCATCGACAAAATCAACTATAACTAATTTGTCTTTTTTACTATGAAGTCTTAATCCACGACCTATACTCTGTCTGATAACAATTTCAGATTTAAATGATTCTGTAAAAAATATATTATGTATATTCTTAATACTAATACCAGTACTGAACGTACCAAAACTAGCAACAAGAATAACATTATCATGTTGCTCCATTTTCTTTTTATAAGCTTCACGTAAATCATCATTAATACTACCATCAACATAGTATATTAATTTATCTGGACATTTACGTCTTAGGGCTTTATAAATTTCTTCACCATGGTCAAGTCTGTGGAATAAAACTAATGCATTTTTAGTAGATTTACCAATAATATTAGTAATCATATTTAACCTATCAGTATTTCCTATAACATAATTTTGTTCTAAGTTAAAAACTTTTTTACGTTCATTAGGGTCTGGGTTTCTAGAAAGTGTATGAAATGCTTCTTTCACTTCATCAGGTGCATAGTCAAGTTCAATTACTTTAACTTCACATTTAGCTACGAATCCTTTCTTTTGCAAGAAGTTTGCATTAACTTCATTTACTAAAGGTCCTGTATAACACATTAATGTTAATCTATCTAGGGTACCTGGCTTTGGAAATGTACCAGTTAAACCATATCTATAATCGACATTCACGCATTTCTCTAAAATAGTTTTTATTGATACTGCTTTTACTTTATGCATCTCATCAACAATAACTGCATCAAAATCATTAAAGTAATCTTCTTTCTTTTTAACTAGTGATTGATATGTACCGATTACAATGTTACTATCCTTCTTTGGTTTTTGCCCAGAATAGATAGGTTCTATTTTAAGTTTAACTTGATTTTTATTATTAAATGCATAGAAATCTTCTTCAGCTTGATTTACTAAACTTACGTTAGGCACAATAAATAAAATTCTCTTTGCTAAACCATGTTGTAACATGTAAGCTACTGTTAAGAAACTAATTAATGTTTTACCTGCAGATGTTGCTAATTCGGCACTGCACTTTCTAAATTTTAAAATTCTGAATGCAGATTCAATTTGATATTCACGTACTCCTGTGAAGCCATCCATTTTAAATCCTTCGAAAAAATCATTAGCCCATTTTGTAAAATCTTCTAATTGAATATCATTATCAAATATATTACTTAAATCTTTAAAATAAATTGGATGATTAAATTTCTTAGCCATTTCTACTAATTCACGCCATAATCCTATTGGAATATAGCGGTCATTATAAAGATAGCAATAATATCCATCCCAGTACCCATTCTTAACTCTAGGATTAAACTTTGCATTTTTTACTTGCTTAGTTAAAGTAATCCTAATTTGTTCTAACTCAATTTCACTTGCTTCTGTTAAAACTAAAAATCTACTATCTTCACTTATTTCAAATACCATTAGATGGTTGCAATATTAATTCTATTTTTAATAGCCCAAGCCATTTGATCGAGTGTTCTTACGCATTCACTATAATAATCAATTTGAATTTCTATAAAATTAATTTGTTTTTTAATATAATGTAAGTCGGCAATTACTGCAGCATCTTTATGCTTATCACTCATTTTATAATCATGATTATAATAATCAAGTAGTTTAGTCTTGTAACTTCTCTCATAGCTACTTTTAATCTTTCTTAAACGTATATTGAGTTTTGCTAACTGGTCTATAATCATTTGACGATATGATAGCATTGTTACCTGAGAGTCAGATAGATTCTCAACGTTATTAAGTGTCTTAACAAGGGTAACAATTCTATCACCCCAGTTCGTACGCTGTTCAGCGAGTTGTTTTTCAATTGCTTCTAACTTTTCGTCATTAGTTAATTCAGCATTTTGTTGTACGTTATCTTCCATTTTTAAAACAGTTTAGTGTTATTACTATTTCTCTTTTCAGGTATATAAATCTTTACCCTATTATTAGAATATACGGGAGAAAAATCGGAAAGTTTCATACCGGCGTATGAATATTTAGATGCATCGAGTTCATCAAGTAAAATTTTAAGTTTTTTACTATCAGTAACTGCATCATCTAGAAATTGGTTATATTCTTGTTCAAATTCGTTCATTATATATAATATAAATCTATTATCTTATTAGAGAAGTATTTGTTTATATATTTGTAGGAATCTATCTTGTTTTTATAACATAATTTAATGATATCGTTTAAATCTTTAATTGTATCTTCTTTAGTTACATATCGCATTAAATCATAGTCAGAAATAAATTTCTTCCATAAAAAGACATCATGACCTTTTTTTAATTGGTCACCTGCAGCATCTTTCCCACTTCTGTCATTATCATAGAAATATCTAACAGATGGTATATCATCAAACATCGACATATCTCTATTAACAGTAGCCTGCCCTATAGAGTTTTTCATAAACTTTGAATCTATAGGTCCTTCAAAAGAAGTTACGGTTTGTGTAAAATCAACGCTAAGAATACCGAATATAGTAGAAAGCTTATTTAATTTTTCTATTTCTATTTCATTCTCACATTTATCTAATGTTGTTAATCCTGCTTGTTCACGTAATCTTTCAATATGGAACGTAAAGTACTTACTACTTGTATCTTTTGATATTCTTCTAACTTGATACCCAATCACTGACTTTCCATCAGGTGTTAAATTTAATACAAATAATCTACCCTGCCTCCATGAGAACTCTTTACTCTTATTAGTAAGTAAACGCTCTTTTAATATTTTATAACCTTGACTTTTTTCATCAATAGGTCTTGTACCTGTTATCCTATAAAAGACATCAAGTGGAATGCTTAATTCCTTTAATTTTTCGAATAATTCAAACTCAATGTTTCTTGCTTTAATACTTATAACTTGATTAGTTTTAATGTAATCCATTATAGCTAATCTCTCGTCAGTATTAATATTAACTGCATTGTGTTCTTTTAATAGCATATGTAATGGTCTGTGTATGTTACAGCCATAATTATAACAGTGATACATTAAAGTATTCCAAAATAAGTTACCCCTTTTCTTCTTATTATCTTTTTCACTATCCCCACAATAAGGGCATGCAAAAGTCAAACGACCATGCATGTCCTTGATACTGGTTTTAGGTCCTGAACCAAAAGAAGTGTCCAGAATATTCTGGACACAACTCTTAATTTTTTCCCTAAAATCTTTATCTAATAGAGGGTTAATTGGGTTTGTCTTAGACATTAACATCTAATTAGATACCTAAGTTATCTAAAAATTCGTCTAAGTTCTCGTCACCTGCATCGTTAGATTTAGCTTCTGACTCATCTTGAGATTCATCTTCAACTATAACTTTCTTAGCTACAGGTTTAGAAACTGATGGCTTAGAAGAAGGTGTCTTAGTGATTGCAGATACTGCGTCACCCGGTGAACGATATTGATTTAATATTGACTGAAGTTTAGTTTGGTCTTCAGATGACATTGGTTTGTATTCGAATTGATCTAATGATGGTGCACTGTCCATGAATTTTTTAAGTGATTCACGTCCTGCTTCATTAGCTTCAACTTCTACTCCATTTATTTCAATTGCTGTTCCAGCATCTTCAAATGATGTATCATCATAATTATTGAAATTACCTTGTCTTGTAATATACAAGTCCATGTTACGACCGTTGAAGAAGTTAAATATATCAACTTTCTTACCAGTCTTAGGATTTAAGTATCTATCAAGTTTAGCTTTAAGCTTAACTCCATATTTTAATACCATAATTTTACCATTGTTAGCTGGTTTAACAGCGTCATCAATGATATAAACTAAAGAATAGAATACATCACGCTTTTGTAATTTCTCAGCGTTCTTTCTATCTAAAGCACTTTCACTCTTTGAAAGTTTTCTCCACAATTGTGCACATTCACAACTATTCCAATCTCCTACTGATTGAGGACTATCAAAGGTATAACCCTTGTCTGTCTCATCCTTAAGGAAATAAGTTACTTTGTGAATGATTGATTTTGTTGGATTTGATGGATTGTAAAGAAATCTTACTTTCGCTTGATAAATTCCATCTGAAGCATCTTTTGCTTTGGGTGCGAAGATAACTGAATCGTTTTTCTTCTCTCTGTTGTGTGTTTCAACTTCGATAGCCTTTGTACCGAAAATGTCAAAACCGTTGTTTTCTGTTGCCATAAACTTTTGCCTTTTTTAATTGTTTAACTTGTTTTTAATTGCCTAATACTAGAGTCATTAAAGTGTAATCTTTAAATAGTTCTGGCCAGTAACGTGTTTAATAATATGCCTTTTAAATGCCTGTTTCTTAGTTGAGATATATATTGTCGTCTCAGGATTAGTTTCAAAGATTTTTTAGAAAAAAACTTAGGGAAATCTTTGATAATTCTGAAACAAAGCCTGTGGGGTTGGCTTATAATGATTAAGAGGTCTTAAGCCAATAAAGGGGCCTTTGACCTTTAACTCTCTGGGTAACTTTCCCAAAGACATCTGGCAATAAAATACGAATCTACTAGATCGTCGATAGGTTTTGGTATTTTTACCTTCTTAACATTGCGACTTAGTTCTAAGTTTAAACAATGTTTATGGAAATCTCCGCAAAGCATTTCGTCATGGTAATCTAATCGAAAATTACCTTTCTTATCTTTCTCTATTCGCTCTTTATATTTTTCCTTGATAAATCTATATTCTCCAATAAAGACGTCGAATAAATCAGCCTTATCGTAAGAGCCATATCCAGCTAGTTTTTTTATGGCTTTAGGCGAGTACACATCAAGGGTAAATTTTTTGAAAATATCTTTTTCAAGTATTAAAGTCTTGAGTGCGGTCGTTGCGCCTATAATATCTATAAGATTATTTGACTGTGAGCCAAATGAGTAGCCTTCAAACCCAATATGTATTGTTGATTGTTTAAGTTCGCTGTTTGTTAAATTTGAAGTAATGAAATCTAATATAGCTAGAGCCTGTTCTCTATAATGAGATATTTTAGCAAATTCATTTCTACTATAAGTAGCTTCTACTAATTGGTCATTTTGAAAAACTAAGTCTACGTCCTTAAGGCACTGTACGTCTTCTTGACGTTTTAGGTCTTTCTTTTCTAATTTCTTTGGATGTGAAATAAATTTGTACTTCTTATCTTTAAGTATACAAATAGCCGGACTCTTTAAGGAATAGTCAATTCCAATATAAATGTGATTCATTATAATTAAATTAAGCGACCACCAAGTGCACTACCTAAAGCTGCACCTACTAATCTACTAGTTAACATCTCATATACGATACCTTTTTCGATACCTAAAACTCTTGCAATAATTTTACCTATTGTCTTACCTAATGCGAATCCTGTAAGGCCGCCTAATATAGAACCTATAAAACCTTCTTTAACAAGGTCTTCTTGTAAATTATTAATATCTTTATTATTGTCTAAATATTCTTTAACAAAAGCATCTATTGCTTCATCTATTTTAGCTTCTTCGTCTTCTGTAAGTTCATGTTTATAACTTTCATTTAAAGCTTCAAGTAATTGCTGGTCAGATAAACTATTTGTCTTCTCATTAATAAAATCTATAAATGTCTTAGTATCTTTCATTAGTTAATAATTATTTGCATCTGGATTACCTTCCATTTCTTTAGATAAAGCTTTAGCAGCAATACTTGCAATAGCTGGATTTTCTTCCATCATTGATTCCATCTTTTCTGTATACACTTCTCTAATAGACTTCATCATTGAATTTATATATTCATGAGTTGTATCATATACAACCTGCTCATCATATGCTTTTTCATTCGTCTTCTTCATCGCAGCTTTTGCGGCAACTAAAGAAAATTCAACGTTTTCTTTCATTACTCTAGTACACATTTCTGCCATTGTTGTAAAACATTCGGTCATGAATCCTTCTAATGTATGTGCAGGGTCTTCATCATTTTCATTATTACAAGCTTCTGCATACATTTGTTTGTACATTTCATATATACGTTCATTTAAAGATATCTTTTCAGGTTCAACATCCTTCTTATCATCTGAAGTATCTTCATTTGTTCCGTATACTTCTTTAGCATTATTTATAGTATCTTCAGAAAAGCCTTCAGATTCCAATGCAGTAATAAACTTATCTAAGTCTTCCCATATATTATCTTCACCATACTGTTCAATAAACGCAATATATTTACGTTCGTCATCAGTAACTATAGACTCATTTATAAATTGATTAAATGTCTTAAAATATTCCATTAGACTTTATTTCTTTTTTTATATATCTCAGTTTTTTCTTCTTTGATTTTTTTCATTACCAAAGTAGCTGATGAATGGTTTGTCTTCTTAAGTTCATCTAACTTTTCACAGAATGATTCTTTCATTGAATCTATACATGCATCTAGGTATTCTTTTAATTCATCTCTTTGAGAATTATAATCATTACCACTATCTTCACCTACGAACTGATTAGATACTGTTCTAAGAGCTGTAAAATAATCATCACTGTGCATTGCTTTAGCTGCTGCAGAACCCATAACCATTGCAGTTTCTTTTAAATATTCTTCAAGAGTATGTTCAGGGTCATTATCATTTTCATAATTAGCTGCATCTAATATAGCTTCGTATAAAGATTCCCACAATTTCTTTTGTGTTTTCTCAGAAACTACTTTAGAGAAATTAACTCCTGGTTTTCTACTTACTGTTTCATTTTCTTCCAATGATTTATTGGCATTCATGAAATCTTCAAATGTTTTAATGTTTTTCATATTAATCTAATTCTATTAGTACTTCTAATTCGTTATACGCTATTGATAATTCAAATGTTGAAAATTCTGCAACGTTACTAGCAAATGACATTGATAAATCACCTATATTTTTAATTAAAGGTCTTTTTATCCTAGCTGTAACAATTATATTACCTTCTGAATCCGTCATTCTAACATTTAAGTCTTCAATAAACTTCTGTCCATTACTAAATTTATAATAATAGTTTAAAGTATCTAGCATCATCCAATAATTAATGAATCCATCAACTAGTTGAAATGTAACTGTAAATTCTTTTTGAAATAATTCCTGAGTTGGTAATGTATTACGCCAAGATATTTGTCTTCCTGAGTATTGAGCTTGTACAACTGGTTCAAATCCCATTCCAGGTAAATTAATACTTTGTATAGTATAATTTAAAAAATCTAATGGTTCTTCAATAACATTTCCTGGCATTCTGTTCAGATACGGTTTATACTTATCTGAAATTTCCTTAGGTATAAAATTCTTAGGAAAGTGAAATTCGAATAAATTATTCCTTGCGTCTAATAACATTTTATAACTTTATGTTTTTAATATTCTGACCTTTTAAACTATTAAAAGATTTTTGTGATATAAATTGCTCAGCACCTTTACTTATATTATTCTTTATATTTTTAATAACAGGTGATACAATATTTAAATTACTTATTGCTTTAGTTTCACCTGATAATAAACCTTTAATTGTATCAGCCATCGTAGTATTATATTGAGCTAACATTTCAGAAGCCTGTGATAATGATCTTCTTAGATTATTATTATCTTCAGTTAATTGTGTATTACTTACTGTTAATCTATTTACAGTTTCTGTTAAACTTGAAACTTCTGATGTACTAACTATACCTGATAGTGCAAGTTGATTATTAAGATTAGCTATTTTTTCAGAATCACGTACTTGTATTTTTTCATCAACTCTATACCACTTACCAAAATAAACTAATGTTTCATCACTCTTTGCATCATTTAATTCTAATCTAGATGATAAGTAAAAGTTTCTAGAATTATGCTTAAGTATTTTACTAGCTTCTTCTTTAGTTACTTTAAATAAAAGTTCTCCTTTAATAGGACTTAAATCTTTTACATTTGTATAATTTGATACACGCACTTCATCACCTGTTGACTCATCAGTAAATGATAAATAGAAAGTTCCCATATTAGTTAAATCTAATAATTGAGGCTGTTTAGCACCTGTGGCTTCTTGTAATGTATTGTCATATAAAACAAATAATATAAAATTATCAAAAGGCGTAAGGCTGATTGCAGCTTCGCCTAATGGCCATATTTCTTCTGTCGGTGTCAATGATGTAATTTCAATAGCTGCATTTGCAACTCTAGTACTTTGCCCAGATTCAGTCGGTGATATATCACCTTCTTGTAATGTAGATGGTATTGACTTAACTGTACCAATAGATGCACTTACCTTTAAGCGTTCTCTGAATCCCATTACAAATTGAGTTTCTTTAGTTATATTAGATTGAGTACCTTCAAAAATAGCTGCAGGGTTATTAAGAACTATTTTAGAGACTTCATCAGGTAAAACATTATAAACTTTAGTTACAGTTGGTACTGTTCCCATATTTATTTTACGTATTCTTCTACCATACTTCTTTACATCAAAAGAACTGTATTGTGATTGTTTAATAACCTGTGTATTATCAACTTTATTAATTAATCTTAAACTATAGTCAATACGATATGATACAGCTATATGCGAATTAAGAATTATAGGTCTAAACACATAAGGCTCTCCAAAATCATTTGATTGTATAAAAGCTTGTTCTGTAGTTAATAAGAAACTTGTACCAACTTGTTCGAACACATTTATTTCATGCATTACAATCATATTAGTATTTGGCTGCTGATTTAATCCTAAAATAAAATCTTCATAAATATCACCATTATATTCTCCATATATTTCAAAATAATCTCCGCCTTCAGATTCTTTTACAACTGCTGATAACAAGCTATATTCATCAGTCTTATTAATTGATGCAGTACTAGATTCTCCAATATAGAAATAAGTCTGGGCATTAATAGTCTCAGTTTTATTAATAAATTTAGCAGTCAACTCTATAGTACTTTGAGTAAGTAATCCAGAATTACTAGTTAATTGATTAGCAAGTATTCCTGTATTATTAGGAGCACTTAAATATTGGTCAGTCATCCAATCTAATGCAGGTACTTTTAAAAGAAGATACTTAGTGTAAAGTCTTTCACCTATAATTAGAGGTTTAGGATTATTAATTTCATAATTATCTGGCTTCAAATAAGCAAGTGAAGCAAGGTTGTGTTTATTACCAGTACGATCTCTTATTAATACTTCAAATATAATACCATCATTCTCAAAGAAATCAAATCCTGCTAGTAAATGAACTTTAATCGTATCGTATTCAATAGATTTAGCCGGAATATTATAAGGACCAGTTAATTGATTTTGATAAGATGCAACGTTTATTAAATTTGGGTCAAAATCTAAATATTGTAAAGCAGTATTGGTTGTTAAGTATGCATACTTAGATTTATCAGCTGCTATTGGTATTGCACTTAATACTCTAGTGTTACCTGTATACTCATACGGATTATCTTCATTAAATAAGAAGTTTGTATTAGTATAAGTATTATTTAAGATATGGATTCTAGACCCATTGGTGTCAGTATCAATTGTTTCAGGCGCCGACGGGTCCCTGTAGATATATTCTACAAGAATCTGAGGAGTTAACTGTAAAAATTTTGAAGTACTTGCCATCTTAATTTATTAATTCATATTCTAGTGTTTCCATATTGAATTTACCTTTTCCGTAATTCTTAATTATATTTTCGGTAAACACCTTTTCTTTTTCTCTACTTTTTGTAAGAGCTTCTACTAATTCTTTTTGCTTTGCATAAAGCTTTTCAATAGCACTTTCTACTCCTGTTAATTCATCAAAAACATCTTGATATTCTTTTAAGATACCAAATAATTCCGACAATTCTTTTTCGTTTAATTTCTTTTTCATATTAATTATTAAGCAAGTTCAAATGTTATGGTACCTCTAATAGTTTCATTATAACCACCGCTATTATAAAAATTACCAGGAAATGGTATACCTGCAATATTAAGTGGATATATTTCCATGAACCATTGTCCAGCCCATGGGTCAGGTGATGAACCTCTTCTTATTGTACATTCAACGGTTCCCCTTCTACTTGGACTATTATATGTTGCTATACCTTCACACCCATGATGTAATCCAGTATATCCTAATGCAGGGCTAGTTAAAACATTCTTTACGTTCTGTACAGGGCCTGGTAATAGCATTGCAAATTTACTAGAAAAACCAGCTCCATTATTTTGGAAATTAGTTATATTAAACGACATAAAAACTGTTTTACCTATTACTTTATAGTAAATATTAGGATCATCCCAGCCATTACCGCCTGCAGCTACATTTGCATTAACATAACTTCCAGAACTAGAAAAAGATTTTAAACTACCAATAGCATTTATACGAATCCATCCTGCAGTATCAGTACCTGTAACAAAATCAGTATCAGTTCTAATATTACCACCGACATTTAATTTTGAGCCAGCAGTTATTGTAGTATTTATTGCAACATTACCTCCACCTGGTTGTAAAACTAAATGATATGGTGAGGTACCTATTGTTTTACCAGCGTATGTAACATCACCTGAAGTAACTTGTAAGAATCCATAATTAGTACCATCTGCTATTATACCAGATAATAAATGTACATCATCTTTCCACATTGTAGAACCTATACTTAATGTTTTACCACCAACTACAAATGGAGTATTAACATTTTTATATGCATAAGGTACACTCAATGCTTTACCTTGTAAAATACCACCTGCTGTGATTTCATAAGCCGGATCAATGTCAGATACGCCTAGATGACTAGTTGTTGTCAGCGTCATTTTAATTGTATTCTTAAACTGACTATTTAATAATGATTTATTTCCTGCCATATATTTTTTTATTTAATATTTATTAAAAACCAGGTATAGGGCCACCTAATGCAATATATTCACCAAAGTTTGCAAAATGTATATTTCCATTACTATCAGCAAACATTATTGCTCCTGCTTGCCCATTTCCACTTTCATGTTTACCATAAACTACTTCAGGTGCATTTAACGGTGCATTAGGATTACTAAACCATGCATTAAATCCAATATATGAAGCACCTCCTATATTTGTTTGAGTAAATGAATTATTACCATACACATTTAAACCATTAATTGTTCTATCTTCAAATGTACCAATATTAACTTCATCTGGGTCATAATTAAATCCACCAAATGGTGTAGGTGCATTTAACTCAGGATCAGGAATACTGTCTCTACCTTTTATTGTTAATATATGTTTTGGTCTAAGTGTATTAATACCTATAAATCCAGTTTCCTTCTTTATAACAATTCTATGATGTGTTGTATTAGTTGGATTAGCAAGTGTTTTATTACCTATAACTAAATCACTAGTTTCATATTGGTAAATATTAAATCTTTTATCAACGTCTAAATCTCCTGCAAATACATTACTTACAACTGAATGCCATATTCTAGCACCTGAAGTTAAGCTTCCATAAAAATCACCAGATGATGGAGTTAATGTTCCAAATCTTATAAAATGTAAACCTGTACCATCTGTATCATTTATAGTTAATCTTGAATCTGTAGCAAAACCTCCTATATTTAAACCCATTTTACCAAGATTAGCATTTTTGCTTTGTCTAAATGTAATAGGTGAATTAGATGGATTAGATGCTGGATTGCTACCGCTATTAGAACCAGGCTCAGTTACTGGAAATATAAATAAATTTAATTCAGCCGATGTATCAGTTACTGTTGGGTTTTGTTTTATAAACCAAGCAGCTCTTCCATTACCTACTGAACCGTAAATAGGTTTAAATGCTGAAGCAACAGTATCATAATAAATATTATCACCTAAAATATTATTATCTGCGCCAATAATTATTGAACCGTTTACTTGTAATATATGAGCACTGTTAGCAGGAAATGTACTTGTACCAATTCCAACTCTACCTTCTATTATTGCACCACTAGCATCAGGTGATATAAGATTACCATAGTTTACACCTACACTTATATTACCCTTAATACCTAATTTTGATTGAGGTATAGTTCCTGTTGTAAACGTACCAATACCAACATTCTTAATAGTATTATTTTGTAACATTATATGAGGTGTCGATGCTATATTAGCTGCAGGTGAACCATATCCAGTTGCAGATGTAAATATATTAATCCAGTTATTAGCTGGCTCAAAATATTGATTTAAAACATTAGTTGATAATGCTCCAGTAGGTGCTGTATATTTAGTATATTGTAAACCTGAACCAAGAGAAGGATGATAAACTTCAACTGCGCCACCTTCATAGATATGAATAGATGCATTAGGATTTTGTGTATAAGTTAAATAATTTAAACCACCTGCCTGTATAGTAATATTACTATCATTAGATTGAACTATTATTTGTTTACTAGTACCAACTGCAGAACCTAATAAAATAAAATCACCTGCTGATGTCATTGTCATCGTAGCACCAAAATCTTCATCTCCTGGATTTACTAATTCACTATGAATTGCTGGATTATTAAAAGCAATATGAGTTAAATCTGTATTAATAGTTAAAGCTGCACTAGAATTATCTAATTTATAAACATCATTATAAGCTCCTATAAAAACACGTGTTGTATCTTGACCAGTAACATGTTTAGGATAAATAATATCGTCTGTAAGTGCAGATTCTCTAATCCACTCACCCGTTGCATTTATACCACTGTTACCTGTATTACCTTTTATATTAACGCCTGTAAAACTCCATGTAGCTGATATTGCATTAAATTCCCATATGTCACCGTCAGTACTTGCATAGGAATTAAATGTATCATTACCTTCTTGTAAATATAAATCTCCACCTCTTACTGGCTTAATAGGAATATTAAGAGTATAAGTATTTTCTGGAAATATCCAAGGCAATGCAGGCGTAGTACCTGTAGGTGCTATTGGTTGAAATCTATTTGGGTCTCCTTTAAATTGAGGATATCCAGGTGCAAGTATATTATTTACCCTTGTCGGAGAACCTGTCCAGCTTGGAGAATCAGGTGTTGTCCATAAGTCAATAGCTGTAAACCATATTGTACCTCTAGGTCCAATTGGGCCTAGACCGCCTGGTCCACCCTTAAGTCCTATAGGACCGCCTCCATTCAATAAGAGCTGATCAAAATTAAAGTTAATTTTGTTAACTAACTCATTAACTTTATCTGAAGCTAGCAGTTCCTTGATGACAATATTAGCCATTATTTCTTAATAATTTTAATACTGGGTGCAACTGAATAGTAATAACCCTTTGTTTTATTATATATCACTCGTAGGTTGAAGTTACTTCTACCAGTAAGTGTGCTGAAATTGAAGTCTTTTACTTGACTCATACCATTAAGATTTTTACTAGTATCTACGATAGTTGAATTAATTACAGGCTGAGTATTATTTAAAGTATTATCTCTAGATTTATTAACATATAATTCAATTAAACCTATTTTATATCTAGGTAAAATGTTATTAATAATATAACCATCAATGTCATCTTTAAGAGAATCCTGTAAACCATACCCATATTCTGGTTTAATATAAGTATTAAAATAATCTTCAATTCCTATTGATGCTAATACTTCAGTTAATTTTTTTTCTAAATAAATATCAATAATTATTTGATTAGGATTATTTAAATAAACAATCTCATAAGGATTATCAGGTTTAAGAATTTCTGTTCCTATAGTTTCAAGCTCCAATTCTGAAGTTGCTTCTATTGCATCAAATGTTTCAATTTGAATATCATCTAGAATTTTCATTATCTTAGAACCAAAGAAAGATTTTTTCTCAATAATACTTCTCGTACCGATAATAGGACTACTATTAGTTTTACCAATATATCTGTCAAAATAACCAGCATCCCAGTTACTAGTAAATGTATAAAAATCTTTCTTATCAATAGCTATTTCTCCAATTAATGGATATCTAGGTTTAAACGCATCTATCTTAGTTAATTCTAGTACACCTTTTTTATTCTTATCATTTATTTTATGAAAGAACATATTTCTAATTAATCCAAAATTAGAATCTATTTTAAGCTGAGTATTTTTATCTCTTATAAAACTTCTAATTTGACTTTCTCTTAGAATATCACTACTATAAATATTAGTAATATATGGATCTTCAAAATTAATTATATCAATAAATTTAGGTTGATATTTACCACTATGTCTATAAATTGGCTGAACTGTAGCTCTATCTTTTACTATTAATTGATGTCCTATTATATCAGTTAAATTAAAATTAACAGGTTTATTATTATCAGTTACTGCTCTAAGATAACTAGGCTTAACTGTAGGCTTTGGCGTTTGTAATTCTATTACAAATAAATTATCTATAATGTTACCGTTTTCTAAAACAGTATGATATGATATATCAGGACTACCATTATTTATCAAATCAGCAATTGTTGCATAAGATACTTTAGTAAGTCTTTGATTCCAATATCTGTAACCTCCATCAATATAAATATAACTACCATTTTCAACCTGTGTATTAGTTAATGAAATCGGTTGAGGGCCTCCTGTTATTGGACTAGCTTTAAAATAATCATCAGTTAACACATCTGTAACTTGAAAATATCTTGTACTAGTACCTGAAGTAGCTTGTACTATATTATATGAACCTTGTTTATTTAATATGATTTCATCAATAAATTGTGTAAGTTCTCCAGTAGAGTTTGCACCGCCTCTAACATTACCTAAACCAAAGCTAGTACCAGAACTTAATCTCATATCAATAGCCCCAGTTAAAATAACATCTTCATAATCCATAGTGTTATCACTATTTAAGTCAATTGATTTAATTGATTTAAATCTACTATCTAATGCATATAATATAGTTCTATCAATAAATGCAGACGGTTCAGTAACAGTAACTGTAGATATATCCCTTTTAATGGAATTAATAAAATCATCAATCCTTACGTATATTACTAATGTAATGTTTTTGAATTTTCTATTTTCTATAAATTCAATTTCTACGGATTTTCTTTTTGTACCCAATGGATATTGTCCAGAATGTGGAATAAGAACACTAGAAAACTTATAATCGTTATATCTATTACTTTCTTTAAATTTAATAGTTTGTAGATTATAATCTATTTTTGTATTCGATTCTATTCTTTCTTTAACAATGGCTTTTACTCCTCTAAGAAACGCTGTAGAGAAATTAACATTAGTACCACCATCAAATACACCATACCTTAATTGTTTCTTTACAGGTACTAATTCCTCGCTCATTATTATTTCACCTGTAGTATCTAATATAGGGTATTTAAGTAAATCAACTGTAAAATACTCAGTGAAGTAATCATCAGTAATATTATATAAACCACTCGATGTTACATCTAACGGATCAGGGAAGTAACTAAATACATCATTCATTTTAGACTTATCATAAAGTCCAAAATAATATGGCAGCTTTTGTAAGTAATACCATTCATGTGTAAAATAGTCAGGGTCTCTAGTAAATTCGTCTTCAGAAGGTGAGAAATTAGTAATTCCAAATGCTTCAGACGATATTAATCTATAGTCGTGCTCTCTTGTATCTTTTCCGTTTCTATAAACCCATTTATTAATATAAGGTGTAACTCTAGAAGGCGTAGATAATTCTTGTATAGAATTTTCTTTAAGTCTATCGTATTCAATCTCTATCTTAGGAGATGTTATTTCAGAATCAACACTTTCATTTTCCAATAATCCCTGTAAAGTAACAAACTCTTTATTTTTATAAAAGTCTTCTATTTCTTCCTGTGTATATGTAGATGTATTATCAAATTGTTTATAAAAATCTGATTCTATATTTAATTCTCGCTCATCACCATATTCTGTACTATAGAAATCCATATCCATATCTTTAATAGGGAATATTGAAAATCTACCAAATGAAACTTTAAATAATTCATATAAATAAATATGCTTTATAGAATCTCTAAAAATAACTTCATTATCTTCTATAATAATTGTACAATACTTATCTATGTTTTTATATCCTATTATTTTACCGTCTTTATTCTTAATAGGTTCATCTATATAATATGAAACTTTTTTAACAGGAGCTAATCCGCTTTCTTTTCCAGTTTTATCTATAGATTTAATATATCTATTAGGTATGTCGAAATCATTAAATGAATTGATGTCTATAAAAACTCTACTACCAGGTTCATTATTACCACCTTCATAATACCATGTATTAAAATTAGGATTAGAGAACCCTTGAGTATTAGATATAATATTTACATGAGCTCCAGTAAAAAATAAATCTCTACCGATAGACAAATCATTAAATCTACTTCCAGCATTTTTTGCAACTAACACAATTAAATTCTCTATACTAGTCGCTTCAAAGAAACCATCCTTTATATTATTAAAGGCTTCAGTCATTGCTTTAGCTATTTCTTTATTAGTCCCAGTAGGATTAAAAAATCTACCACTTGCTCGACCTACAGGAATATTACTTACAGAGTCTGCTGTAATTGTATAAGATTCCAAGTCTGCTGACACGTCTTTTGTAACAAGTAAAATTGAAGATGGTCCAGATACACTAGATGTAAAATCAATATCTATACCGCTAAATGTTTTTTCAACTACAACTAGTGAATTACCCTTAACTGAAACACTATACTGTGGAAATTTACCAGAAGTCTCATTTTTCCAAGCTATCTTTAAATCATTAAGTAAATCATCAACACTATTATTAATAGCATTAACAGATATGCTAAATGAAGCATCATCGGTAATTGTAAATGTATCACCAGGAATAATACTTAGAGGAGAAAATCTATAGATTTGTTTTTTAACTAATCCCGTGAAATACTTATCACCATGTGGGACTTGTGAATTGACTCTAAGGAATGTACTGGCTTTTCCTGGTTTTTCTGATATTCTAGATTCAGTAGTAAGAATAGGCTCTTCAATACCTGTAAAATTCTTCCAATCAATAGAAGTGTTTTTTAATCTTAACTCGGTAGTATGATTCCATATACCATCTATTTTTAAATTATAGAAATCATTATTTTTATCCTGAACATAGAATAAAGATGTAAGATTACTTACATCACTATCCTTTGGTAAGAAATGCATTTCTTGTAAATCTATTGATGTATTATTATCAGTATCTGCTGGGTCATATATAGTATCTACACTTTTACTATCAATGTATAGTACTATACCATCTTCGTTAGTTTGTATGAGACTTTTAGTATTATCTTTAACTAGGAAATTTTCATCTTTAGGTTTAGGTATTTGATTTTCATAAAATGAATCATTATATAATTCCTTACCTGAAACTTGGAATGTACCTTCTTCTAGGGCATTTACATATAAACCGAAATATCTATTAATTGTAAAATCTTCAACGTCTTTATCATCGAATAAAAAATACATATTTAACATATTAGCACATGCTACATTATTACGTTCAAATCCTTGTGTAATAAAAAATTCATCTTCTAATATAGTAGTATCTTTAGCAAAGAAATTATCATAAATAAATTCAGGCTTACTAGTAAATCCACCCAATTTTAAATCAATACCATTCCAGTATGTAGGTTCATTTCTTTCAAAATTAAATAAAAGAGGAGATTCTGGGAATCTTTCAGAGTTTCTAAACTTTCTAATATATTTTCCAGCTTCAGAATTTAAAGTTAAATCTATAGTTTTAATAATAGTAGCCTTTTTAAGGATATTATTTACAAAATTATTGGGGTCATTGACGAAGTCTTTATTAGAATTTTCAGATTCTGAATTAACATTATTAGCCGAAACAGGTTCTTCAATTCTAAATATTATAAAATAGTCAGGTATATTTTTCTCTAACCAAAGAGGAGCAAGTATACCAAATTCCTCATCATAAGAAACTGAGTTAACAGCTTCTGCACCTAACGAATAATTAAATTCGTATTGTTTTCCAAAATCATTTAAAACACTAAGATCTGATGAATCACGTTGAACCTGATATATTATATCACTAGGCGTACCCTTATAAAATCTAGCTAAATCATATTCATATGCACCATTTGATGATACTCTGAATGATTTATACTTAGATTTAGATAATTCTTCTGTTGCATCAAATGACTCTAAGAATAATCCTTCCTTTGTATCAACAACTAATTTTACATTAGTGCTTAACTTCGGGTTAACCCTCAGAACGTTAAATGATGTGTTTTCTAATAATTTTACTGACATTTCTATTCGTTACTTCTTATACTATTTATCTAGCATTATTTATTACTAGAAGATGTAATATTAGGAGTAACTGCAATATTCTTAGAAACATCATCTAGAGCTAATCTAATGTCTCTAGAAGGTATTTTTTCTAAATTAAGTTTATTAGAACGATATTTAGCAAAAACTTCAATATCGAAAGAAAATCTTTCATTATCACCTAAATTAATATCAAAACCCATTCTCTTAGAATAAGTCAAATCTCTAGTAGCTCCTGTTCTATCGCCACCGATAAATCCAATACCTGTATCTCCAACTCCACCAAAATCAGTCATTCTATATTGGAATACTATAGGAATTTGAACTGCTTTATTAGTACCAAATTCTATAGTCTTAAATGATAGACTGTCATCTCCATTTACTGATAGTTGAGCCTCATCTGTAGTTGATATAAATAAATAAGAACCTACACTTGCTCTACCTAATGTATATTGGTCATCTGGTTCGAAAGCACATTTAATAGTACGTAATATTGAACCATCATAGAAATAACCTGTTTGTTTTTTACCATCAATTGCTTCAGCATTTCTTTTTGCAGCTTTGGCATTTACAATAGTTCTACCAGCATCTAATGTACCTACTGCAGGTGCAATAGGATTAATAGCTGGATGTAATACATGTAGTAGTATTTTATTACCACTATCATAATCAGTATCAACTCCAGTTACCGTAAAGTTTGTAGTTGTATTAGCTAATGAACCATTCCAAATATAATCTGTTGCACTTGTTCCTGCAGGAGTAAATGGATATCCAGTAGAATCAAATCTATATTCACCATCATCTACAGTTGTTATGATAGATGAACTTCCTAAGTCTACGTTATAATCTAAATAATAATCTTCAGTACCTGCAATATCTACATATCTAGCATAAATAAATTGTGCTCTAAGTTGACTGCTTTGATGTGGAGAATTATTTATAAATGTCTGTGCAGTATCTATAGGATTAGTATACAACATAGGCACATAGTCATATTTACCTCTACTTGTATAATAAGAATCATTTATAATCTGAGCATCTGTCGGTGCACCATCACTAAATTTATTACCAGACTTAAATGCCTGTAAACTTCTATTACCATATATTCTAGAAAATAATTCTAATGGAGTAGCTGCAATATTTTCAATAGTAATAAAATATGTTCTTGCTACAATAGCACCTTTCTTAATATCTAAGTTTTTAACAATGTCTGCATAATAACCTGCGAATAATTTAACAAGATTATCTTTCTGTACAATATATTCGTTACCATTATCATCTAATATCTTAACACTAATAGTACCTTTAACTTTCTTAACAATAGCTTCTAATTCAGCAATCTTATTTACCATTTCAGTAAGCTTATCAAATAATGCTATAGGTTTCTGTTCTGTAGATAAGAATCCTGAGAATATATTTAAAGTATGATGTTTAAATAGCTTTTCATTTGCAGTAAACTGATCATCTACATGAGACAGTACTCCTTTAGTTGCTAGGTCTTCTTCTAACTTAATTCTTTGTTCTTCCTTAGCATTCTCATCTAATATTGATGAAACTGCATCAGCCTGTACTAAATCATCTGGGAAGTCCACTCTGATGATATCACTCCAGTCAGATTTAGCTGGATTTGAAGGATAGCCTGCTTCAGATATAGTTCTGAATCTCATTTCTACACCTTCACCTTGTGATATAGTAATATCAACTTGGTTAATGTTATTTCTTTCTGGGTCTTCTACATTTTGTGATTCCCAGATATATGCTCCTGTAGTTTCGTCAAATATTCTTTCTCTTATTCTTGGTTCAACTTGAACCCAATTACTCTGTGCTCCTATTCTTTCAACACCATTGTCTAAATATTTAAACTGGTCTACTTTATTTGCACCACCGTCTGAACCGATATATCTATATTCTTGTTCGAATCCAATTATTTCTTGGTCGCCAGTATATTTAGATTTTTGTGGATCAGGAATAGGGAAAAATCCTCTAATTCTATATTTAGGCTTTGCATCTGTAATACTTTCAGACTTAGCTTTAGCATTAATATCAGATACAATAGAAGCTAATAACTTTGCTGCAGAAGATCTTTGTTCAATTAATGAGTTTAATTCACTTCTGTCTTTATCTTTTTCAATAGTACTACTATATTGCTTAGTCGATACTGATGATTGTTTATTTGCTATAGCTGTATCTAATTCCTTTATCTGTGCAGAAAGTCTACTTCTATCATCAGATAATTGCTTAAGTTCTTTAAACGCTGGATTATCAGTAATATGTCCATTAACTTGAACAACCTGTAATGCCGTAGGTTCTACTTCAGGCTTATTAGGTTTTATAGCTAATGCCGAAGGGGCTATTCTATCTTTTGCCATTGACAATAGGAATAATCCAAAGTCAGTTACTTCATTTCTATAATAAGTATCTAATGACACTGGTTCATCAGTATCAGAATTTAATGTAAGTGCATTTGTATAGAATGAAACACCAGGAGACCAATTCTCTGCCGGTATTTTAGAAACAGGGTCAACTGCCTTACAAAATAAAACTACATACTTATCAAAGTTAATAGGAACTTGTATTTCAATACTATTCTCTACATCTTTATAAATAGAAAGAATGTTTGCACCAATTGATATACCTCTATAACCTTCAGTTAATTCTAATTCAACTGTATTTGTAGAAGTGTCAACTTGTTTAACAGTATATCTTGTGTCTTTAGGGTTAGAGTTAATTACAACACTGTCTCCTGTTTTAAGACTTAAAGTGTCTGGAAATCCAGACTCTAAATCGGTATATGTTAATTTATTAAGTTTAAATAATTTTCTTCTAGTTTTTACTTGAGTACCATCTACAAGTACAGAATTAGAAACATCTGATATCTTAATAACATCAAAGTTTCCACTATATCTTATCTCTCTAGGAGGTAAGTCTCTATAATCATCATCTGGTATAAAATTAATACTTTCATTTATTAACTTAGTATTAAAGTCTATAAAATCAATATCAGATTTACCTTTGAAATTATCATTAAAGAATTGCTTCTTAGATTCAGTATCTAATTCAAGTAAATATTTTTTAATAATTACTTTTTCTGTATCACTAGGAATTTGATTACTTACATCTAATGTAACATATAATAGCGGGTTCATGAAATCTTCAAAAAACCAATTATTCTTATATTCAAATGTACCAGGTACACTTAAACTTTCTATATCATTTGCAGGAGATTTTAATTTTGAAGTTATAACTCTCCTATGAGTACCGTCTGCAAGTTTAACTATAGTATCTGAATCACCTAATCCTGATAAGTTTTTAATATCATTTTCTAACCTAGTAATTTCACCCTTGAGGAATCCGAAACTAGGAAGTTGTACTCTTTTTAAATTATTCTCGTCATCAAATAAGTCAACAGTAATATTTTCCTTATCAGACGTAACCGCTTCATTAATGCGATTAAAAATCTCAAGTGCATTCTTATTCAATCTTATGAATTGAGAAAGTGCGGTTGATAATGAATTTTTAGTATTGTCTGGCATCTTTTAATTATTACTTTATCTTAATACATCAATTGCAAATATGTAATTAACTTCATCTATACAAGTTAATTCTATAATAGGCTTACTTCCAAGTAAATCACTTGATGGTATTGTACCCATTACTTTATTTAATGTACCTAATCCAAATTTATTTAACTTATCAGTATAGAAAATTATATTCTTACTATTAATAGCTAAAGGAGTATCAAATACAAATCTTATTACCTGACCTTCTTTAAATCTAACACCCTGGTCATCAATAAAAATCTTAAGGTTACTTAATGCACTGTTCTGTACATTCATTCTAACCATATTAGTAAATAGTTTCAATTTTAAATAAGAACTGATATTACTTTGATTTAAATCTAAAGGAGTAGTTGAATTAATAATATTTTCAAATGTGTCTTCTTTATAAATCTGGTTAATTATATATTTCTGATTCTGGTTTGTTACTTTTATTTTGTTAGGTACTGACTTATCAATTAAAATACCATCACCTGCACGAAGTACATCAGTGTTATATTGTAAATTAAGAGGTATATTACCACTAACGATTGCTTGTATATCATCACTATTCTTAGCTATTAAATCTATAATAGCAGTAGAGTTAGATAATGCAAGATTAGAGTTTTGTATATTAGCTTCTAGTTCATCAAGTCTTAATTTAAGTTCTGTTACATTTTCACTAGTATAAACTGAATTTTCAAGTTCATTTACTCTATTAATTACGTCATAAAAATTAGACTGTGTTTCATATAAAATCTTAACAGCCTCTTGCATTTGCGCCGATACATCTAGGAATAAATCCATAGAGAAAGTACTATAATCATTTATTACACTTACTATAGCTGCATTATCAATACTAGTATCTTGCTTTAAATTTATTTTAAATCCAAATGAATTACCATTTAATCCTGTTATATCATTTGGTTTTATTTTCTTATATCTTTCAATGAAACTGCCTTGTGTATTTGGAGTTAAATTATTTAAGAATAAAATACCATATAAATTAGTAGCTCTATTATCTGGATTAGATACTTCATAAATATCATAATAAACTAATACAGCGTTAAATTCAAAGTTCTTAGCTCTTGTTATAGAATTATATTCTTGTATTGTTGAAACTTTAGGGTCTACAACTATATCAGTATATGATTCTGCATCAAAATCAATTGAGATACCATCAAGCTTAGACCTTAAAAAAGTAATATCTGTAAATGGATCAACTGCACCTCCGTAATCACTTTGTAATTTAGTAATTTCAATAGATGAAGCGTCTTCAAATGTTAATGGTTCTGTATAATAAGAATCAGTTTTTATACTACCGTGCCAATTAGCATCAGGGTCAGTATATGTTATAGGTGCATCATAATCATAAAATGCTTGCATTGATAATCCAGCAGGATGAATACTTGAAGTATTTCTTCCAACAATAAATTCGTTGTTACCTGGGGAAATTATCATATTAGGTTGATAATTATTATCACTTAATGCTTTAAATAAAACAGTAGGTGTATTACCAACTCTAGTAGGTACATTTATATAAATTTCTTGATATGCCTCTCCGCCTTTATCTACATGGTTAATAGCATCAATATTTCCAATATACTCAACTACTCTTTGATATCTTTTAGTACCTGATAATAATGTATCTTCTTCAACAAATCTCTTTTCAGCTATTGCTGGATTCTTTTCAGTCTGATTACCTTCTCTAAATCTAATACCACCCATTTCCTTTAACCATTTAAAGAAAACTCTTTCTGGTATAGTTTGTTTTAAATCAGAACTATAATCATTATCCATTAATAATAATGACTCTAGATTTAATGCATAATTTTGAAATGATTCTGCTATGTTAATATTATCATCTGAATCTAATCCTTTGAATATAGCACCATCTATTGCTCTAAACTGTAAATAATTTTGACCCTGAACTGGGGTTTGTACATTAGGTAGATTTAATAATACATATTTAGAAAACTCAAAATTAAGCTGAGGATTATTATTAGTCCTAGTTAAATCCCTAGCTCCTGAAGAGAAAGCATAAAAGCTACCTCCTTGGGATTGTATCGTTCTTATTAACGGTGTAGCCATTAATTGTGTTTTAAATTATTTTATGTACTAGGTGTATAATTGTGTCCACCTACAATATAGAATGCTCCATTATTAGTTGAGTCAAGTATAAATCTAATTGTTACTGTTGAACCAACATCATTAAGATTAATTTGAGTATTAGTACTATCAATAACAAATACAACACCTAATGCTCCTTTGATTATAATATTACCACCACCTTTTTGTTCAACTGAGAATGTTAATTCTTGTCCTGGGTGAGCTTCTTCTACTTCAATTTCTAAATCGCCAGTAGACGAATGTTTAATTGAATATGTTCCTGCTCCATTTGTAGAAATAGGATCCAATGGATTTGACCATGTAGCTTCATCAATTAACATAAAACTATTATGAGCAAATAAACCATTTATAGAGAACAATGACGATGGCTGTGTAACTGTTACGCTAGTATTAATATTAAATGCTGATGTAGTAATATCTAAATTGTAGTTACCTACAGGTCCTACATGTAGTTCAAGTGTTTGAATTGAGTTTAACCCATCAAGTGTTCCAGCATCTGGATCTAAATAAGTCTCAATTGCATTAATTTCATCGCGCAATATTGCGAAATTGTCATTAATTACGATACGTGATCCTGAAATTGAATCGGTACCTAATAATTCTGTAAGTGTAACTGCCATCTTTTGTTGTTTTATTTTATCACAATAATGTTCCTGGAAACTGAGTTTTTATTACCGTTACTGTCTTCTAGTGACAAATCCAATGAATATCGACCTGCACGCTTGAATAAGTAAGTAAACCATCTACCAGTAAAGTATATATTGTCAGTCTGAGGGCTATCTATATTAACTAGATGCCATTCTGGTTTATCTTTCCCGGGTATGTCACACATATCATATGTAAATGTAACATGCGTCAGTTTAGGTAAAATTTTACCATCATTTAAAAATCTGACATTATTATATGTTGGGTTATTAGTTTCATGTAATTGTTCATATCTTATATCTATTCCATTAGTCCATTCTAATGTAGTCCAATCTCCGTTTCTACCGAAATGTCTAGCAACTGCTTGTATGAATACAACTGTTTCACCATCTGTAGTTAAATCATATACTGGATTATATATAAACTTTTTAATAACTGCATCAGAACTGTTATTTAATTCTGTAGCTGCAGTTTCTAAATCATTAGTATTAAATATATGTATACCAATACTTTCAAATGGTAAAATTTGCTCAATTAATAATTGCTCACCTATATTAACTTCATATATTCTAAAATTAGCTGGAGTATCTCCGCTTATTTTAGTTGAATCCCACCATAAATGATACGCATCATTCCATGTAGCTGAAGCTAGATTATCCCAATGATATGGTCCAGGTGTATAAAGATAATTTAATATTGGAGCATCTGGATTTGTAAAATGATATGATAACTGTTGGTCAGGATTAGTATTATTTAAAATATAATTAGCTCTATCTAAAGCTTCATATAAACTAGCATTACCTTCCCATGTAGAAGCCTGTGGAACTATAGGTAATTCCCAATCTGATGAATAACTATCCCAAGTTGCTTCCTTTGTAGTATTTGAATCCCATGTATATTCTTTTTCTTGAAATTTATAAAATCCAGAAAATTCAACATTCTTTGAAAGAACTGTAACAAAATCAGGTTGTATTTTTGATGACATCTGGTTAAATGTATCATATAATCTCATTTCAACATTATATGTACCAGTATATGGTAAAGCTAGTGCAACTTTATTAAAATCACCTATATCACCCCTTACTGTATACTCATATGCTGCCTGCGTATCAGTTGCATCTTTCCATATTCTCCATTCTATTTCATAGAAGTTACCAATACCAAAAGTATTCCAAGTATTTGTAGTATTGCCTGTAACGAATTTCTTTTGCATTTCAGGTTTATTTCCTGGAACACCTCCATCAATAGCAATACCATTAAATTCAACTCCTATGTTCGCAGTGAATATTTGCTTGAATCTAATAGTATCAAATAATGTATCATCATTCTTATCTTCTTTAGTAATTGTATAATATGACCAAGGCTTACCATCGTCAGTTGTAGCAGCTACTAATATCTGAGCATATAGATTATTAATAATTGTTTGCTTACTGTCTCCGAACTGAACT